TTCTACCATCAATATACCAGTTTCTGTATATTTCATGTGCTTTTTTATCAAAATCTAAAAGATCTAGAATGTGTTTAAATTCTTCTCTAATTTTTTGCTTTATTCCATCACTAGCATTTAAATTTGATAATTCAATTTCTACCGGAGTATCATTTGTATCGGAGACAATAGCCTCATTGACAATATCTTCAATAGCACTATCAACTTCTGGATGAAGTGCCATTTCTCGGTATCTTTTGATGAGATCAAATTCGGTTCTATATACACCTTCAATGTCTACATAAGAACCAAAAAATCCGCTAGTTAAATAATGATCAACCCCGTCCTCATTATTTTGAGGAACGGGGGAAACTGTAGAGGGGCTTAGATTATTATCATCATCCTCAATTGAAAAACCAAATAATTTTGCCACGTCTGTAAATATAAAATGTGTTTTTTATATTTATACTTAGTTGACAGAGAAGACGTTACCACCATCTCCGGCAGTTTCTGGATTATCAGAAGCAGAATCAAATGCTTGTGCTTCCCACCAAGAAACTTGAAGTTCAACAGTAAATTCTTCAACCGTATCATTTGAGTCATAAGCGAGGTCAATTGCACTAACGTTGCTTGGCCACACTCCATAAAATCTATAACCTCTTGTTGCGGTCAGTCTATTAGATGCATTAATACTATATACAGCTGCGCCGCCTCCATCAAGAGGTGTTTTTATTAATTGGTAAACGTTCATTGTGCTGGTATATACATTACCGACAGCGCCGACGCCAGGATTAGATAATCCAGATCTAGCGCCGCCAACATTAATAAAGTTTGCCCACCTCTCAAATGCTGATCTAATATCAAAAGAAGTATCATTTATAACTGTTATTGTCCAAGGATCAAAAGTTCTATCACCGGCAACTTTAAATTGCATACCCAAATATGGAACTTCAATTGAACCAACGGTAGATGCCGGTAAGGCAGCTGCCTTAACCATAAATCGCGTATCGTCTACGGTTGTGGATCCGGCGACATCTATTATACCAAGTGGAAAATTTATATCACATGCATATAAATTGGATCTGGCGCCGCCGCCACCCATTACTGCCCTAAAATCTGTTAATCCGCGATCTCCTGAATCCGGATTGCCCCATGCTGCTACTGCCATTTTTTTATACCTCCATGTAAATAATTGGATTAATTAATCTATGGCAAGTGCGGGACCACCATTACCATCAGATTCCCAGTATTGAACTGCAAATTCAACAGTAAATTCTTCAATGCTATCATTCGCATCGTATGCAAGATCAATTTGAGAAACTGATGTTGGAAAACAACCCCAAAAAGTATAACTTCTCAATCTGGGAATGTCTGCATCACGCATATCAGCTGCAGTGTTTGTTGGATCCATTGGTGCTTTGCCCAACTGGTGAACAGACATTTCAACTTGATAATCGGCGGGATCAACTCTTCCCTGGCCAGCATCTGCAACGGCCATCCAATTTACCCATCTTTCAAATGCAGCCCTAAGACGAAAGTCAGTTTCATTAATTATTGTAACGGACCAAGGTTCAAATGTACGATCACCTGCAATTTTAAGCATTCTTCCGCGAAAAGGAACTTCAATAACGCCATTTACTGCTGCTGGAAGCGATGATGCCTTACATAAAAATGCAGGCACACCACCACCAGAACTTGAACCAGCATCTGCCGCGGCTAATGCTGAAGTTCCTGATGTGGGAACTATGCCTGCAGGCCAAGTAAATCCAACTTCAAATAAATTGGGCCTAGCACCACCACCAGAAAAAGCAGATCTAAAATCTGCTAAACTTCTGGTTCCAACCCCAGGTCTAGACCAGTCTGATACTGCCATTTTTATACCTCCTGATTAACTTTATTTATTTTGGTATTCATCAAACAGTACCTACAACTTCACCAAAAGAAACGCCAGTTCTGGTGGCAACAAATGTAAGACCAATAAAGTTAATGGATCTTGCAGGTTTAATGTAAATATCGGCAACAAATTCATTTCTATCAATTACATCGGCCGTATTATTGGTGGCATCACAAACGACTAGGAAATCAGTTATACCACGCTTAGCTTGAACATCACGTAAATATGGTGTTACGATATTTAAAAATGCAGATCTAGTAATACTATCATTGAATTCAAATAGTTGAGTTCTCGCAGCTCTCTCAATTGCTTTTTCAATAACTAGGAACAAACGGCGAACATTGATTCTATCAAATGCAGAAGAATAAGAAAGGGCAGTTTTATCGCCAAATAGAATGAATCCACCACCCTGGTTAAAGATTACTGGATTAATTCTATTGACATAAAGTGCATCTCTATGTGACTTGGGAGGATTGTATGCAAGTTTAATAATATTATTAATGTTTCCTCTTTGAACACCAGCTGGAGAATACCATGGATATACAGTTAACTCAGTTCTTACCATCAATCCTGCAGTATCTGGGTTGAGAGGCAAATATATAAACTGATTATTGAATCTATCGTAAGTATACTTGTATCCACTATCAAATACTGCATAAGACGATGATGTTAGTGGTGCAAAGAACTCTAAAACAGCATCTCTTGCATCTTCAATGCTACTTCTGTTAACAACAGAACCTCTATATGGTGAAATTACCGCGATGCAATCCTTTCTTTGAGTTGCGATATCAATTAATCTAATTGCTTTTGCCTGAGATGTTTCTAACGAATCAAGTCCAGGGCCCATGATTAAGAAATCAACATCAAATTGACTTTCTTGCTCAAACAATGAATATGATGGCATTAAATCATCAAGTTGAACTTCAAATCCACCCTCGTCAGCAATACCTGCAGAACCAGTTGAATAGTCTTTTCCGCCAACTAAACTAAAATTAACAGATCCAATGCCGTTAAATGTGACACCTTGAGATTCTAGGCCATAATCTCCATCCGACAATCCAACGGGAGTAAATGTACCCTCCTCAAATCCTGTACATGCTGGATTAATGCCATGAATTGCATTTGCAGCACTTGCCAAAGATTTTCCAGCATATATGTTTGCAGAATTCCTTGCAAGCCAATCCTTGTAATAGACAAGAATATTTTGATCTTTAGAATCTGCTGCTTTTGACAGGAAAAGATTTTTTTCAAGAATATTACCAGAAACTCCAGTAATTTTTCCCTTATCATCAACTACAACAACATGAATCTGATCATTTCTTGCGGATCTATCAAGAGCATACTGACTTGATTTTGGTTTGTCTGCGATATTTTTCCAAAATACTGTAGTATTTGATAATCCAAGAGTTTGTTGATCATACCAATCAACTGCAGTTGATGCTGTAACAACGCTACCAACATTGGTTGGAGCAGAATCTGTTCCACCGTTAACAAAGGTTAGTGAATTGCCAACTTTAATCTCATATTTGCTATTTTCCTTGTATTCCTCTTCAGTAAATGTTCCACCAGCAGAAACTCTTCCCAAAATCTTAACATCAATCGTTGAATTTCCGTTTACTGCATCAGTATTAACACCAACAATAATTGCCTTTAGATATGAACCATCTAAAGATACAACAGTGCCATTTGCTGCAATATTGCCACTTAAAGTAACAGTTACTCCATAACCGACTGTCGCACCAACTCCAGCTAAACTTGTTGTGGTAATACCAATTGTTTGATCCGCGAAAGAATCAATTACACAGATCTTAAGATCATTTGCCCAAGATCCTGGATTTTTGGATGCAAAGAACCATGAAGTTGCATTTGTATGTGTTTCTTGAAATTCATCAAAATTTTTAATTTTTAAATTTATGGACGTTGATGCAACACCAACATTTGAATTTTTCAGATTATCTCCGTCACATCTTACTAATTGCAAAGATCCACCATAGCCCAAAAAGTTTGACGCACTCCACCAATATTCATAGTGGTTATCTTCCATGCTAGGAAGACCGAATGTTCTGATTAAATCTGATTCACTAATTAATAGTTGTGGATCCTCTACTGGGCCTTGAGCAAATGGCCCAGCAAAAGCACCTGTTACGCTAAACGAAGCATCTACTGCTCCTACTGTCCTGTCAATCTCTCTGACAAGTATACCTGGAGAAACTAGACCTAATGCCATTTGTATGTCTCCTTAAAACATTTCAGTGACCTAATAATATTTAGAAAAAAGAGTTTTTTCACTGGGGAAACAGTGCATGAACAGAATTACCAGTCAGGATATGCCCATTCTTCGTTTTTTTTATTAAAAATTGGTATTTTTCTTTTAGTTTGTATTCTTTTGATAGTGCAATCTTTACATTCATAAGAATATGATGAAGGGACTGGACCTCTATCTGACCTAGTTCTATAAAAACTTTCAATTAAATTTTTTATTTGCCCACAAGACCTACATTTACGATCATTAAGAAGTAAATGACCCAATCTAATTTGACTGTCTAAGTCATCATCTATATCCATTAGACATAATCCCACATATATGACATCTCTCCATATGGATCAGAATGCCATCTGTCACCATTTTCATCAACAAAACTAGTATCTTCATGTATACCATCATTCAAAAAACCAAAAGGAGACATATCTTGTTCTATCTGATTTTTCTGCTCTTCATATAATCTCTTTCTCACATCCTGATCAGTAAGTTCTTTAAAGTAATCTTGTGCAACTAACCAGGCATAAATCACCAAACACATTGCCAAATCATCATTACACCCTTCCTCAGCCTCAAATGAATTGTTTTTTTGAATAAATGTAGTTAACTCACTAATAATTTCGTAATCATTAATGTAAAGTTTATCATCTTCAATCAGAGTTTTTAAATTTAGAGATCCAACTTTCTTTACAGTTTTGGACATCTTTACGCCAAGTTGAGTCTTCTTACCAGAGAATCCTTGACCAACAATTTGGCCAGCACGCCCTCTCATTGAACACATTAAGAGATTTGAATATTCCAGATCATAATGTAAAATACTTGCCACACTATCGCCAACATCATTAACTTCGCATAGTATAAATGCATTATTATAATTTCTTGCAACCTCATTAATAATATTTGGAAATAACATGTGTTTGATCTGGTTGTTTCTATATTTTGCTACGACTTTGTGAGGGAAAGTTGTTATATCAATTACAGCAAATGCGGAGTAATCTTTTTCAACTCCTCTAGCTACATCCACTGTAATAATGTAATCATGCTCTTCTATCATATCCTCATAAACATCTAAACCAGCACTTGTTTTTATTGGTTTATCATAAACTAAATTTCGGAGTTTACTTGGAGAAATTAATGTGTCTACCGATCCAAGAAATTCGCATTCAAATTCAACTTTAAATTGCTGTTCTGATGTGTTAGCAATTGTCTGTTCTTTCCATGCAGCGTCTCTTCCAGGAACTTCTGACCAATGAACATCTGTCGGTACAAACTCACTCTGTTTCCTTTCAGCATCAT